ATCGGCTTTTATTCAACGTGGTTTTCAACCGGAAGCTGTTCCAACCAGGAGACTTGATGAATTGGAATTGTGGAATTGTTTTTCTTATTACCCTAGTGTTACTAGTTTTGATATTTTAGACGGACAAGCTGGTAAATATATAGGAAAAGATAAGAAGTGGCATCACGGGTCCTACTTATTCACGGTTGACTTTGCACATCCAGAGAGTAATATAATAGACACTGATCATTCAGAGATCCCGCACGAACATAAGTGCGCACACATACTTGCGTTAGATGACGGCAACTATGCGGCACAGCCAAATAATAGAATAATATGGGACATACCTTCATTTACTGTGAAGGATGAAATCCCTGATTGGAAGGTACAAACTTCCGAATGGAATGTAGAAGATACAGGTAAGTGGAAAACAGAAGACACTGACAATTTTTTCTACGAAATTGAGGAGAAAAAAAATGATTAAAAACTTATGGAACAGATTTGTCACTTGGCTTTTTGATTGGCAAAAAGAAGAAAAAGATCCCCATACAGAATTGTATGAGGATTTTCCAAAAGATGAAACAGGAATAAAAGTAGTTTGTGAAAAACATCCAGACACTTATAAAAAACAATGTCCTTCTTGTAGAGGAACTGTTAATGGCTAAGTGTAAAAAATGCCATTGTAATTGCCATTGTAGTGAAAATTTACATGGCCATCATTATGATGGAGATTTATGCACTTGTGATGATTGCAAATGTAAGAGAGTTTACAAATATAAAAAAGATCATGCAACAGACATGTCTTTTGAAAACGAGATAAAATACGATGGGTAAAAGTATGAATTATTATTTTACAGGCATATTAATTATATTAATTTGTTTACTAACACTTATTAAACCAGCTTATCCTGGATCTACACAAACAAATACATCAGGAAGTAATACAGCAATTGAGGGTGGATACACATCAACTGCTACAACTACATATCAATCCGGATCAGAATCTACAACTACAACTAACAACACTACAAACTCAGATATAAAATCTTCACCACCATCGGCATCTGCACCATCTTATAATAGTATGACTCAAGATGTTTGCGCTGTCGGTGTATCTGCAGGAGTACAGACATTTGGTTTTGGTGTTAGCGGTGGTAAACATGTAATAGATAAAAATTGTGAAAGATTAAAACTAGCTAGAATACTAAATGACTTTGGTATGAAAGTAGCGGCTGTAGCTATTTTATGTCAAGATGAGCGTGTGTTTGAGTCTATGATACAAGCAGGAACACCATGTCCAATTGATGGTAAGATTGGTAAAGAGGCAAAAGCATTGTGGTCTAAATACGATCACGAAAGACCAGATTATGACATATATGTAAAACGTATGAAGGCTAGAGAGAAAAAAGAAAAAGCAATGGCTAAAAAAGCAGCTCTTGAAGAAAAGAAAAGACTTAAAGAAGAAACTAAAATGACTAAAGAATTTGAAAAAATACAAAAAGAATTAGAAAAAGAAAAAGTTATTAAACCTAAAAAAAAAC